GACTCTTTTGTAGAAGCCTCCGGGAGATCGACATTTACATTGAGAGATGCATTTGTCTGATGCAGCAATCTGTCTGACCCTGATATTACTGCGTTTAATGTTCCGTTTAATTTCGCCATAACATATTGAATTTGTATTAATTATTCCATATAAAAATTATAAATATCAACTAATCGAATTCGTGAGATTCCCGCATCAGCCATTTCAGTCAGAGGTACCAATGATTCATGGCTGAATATTACGAGCGTTCTGTCCCCGCATGAGAACACAGTTGATTTAGTTGCTTTCAATAATCCTCTCACAACACCAAGTATGCCCTGCGCTTTCTTTCTGCCCGCCCTCTCTATGCTCTCATCCACGACAATGACTTGAACTGTGCCGTAATAATCAAAGCTATCTTTTGTTCCGTCCTCGCCTTGTAAAATATCTCCAATCAAAACGTAAGTGACCGCAGGAGTTTTTGGCACTGATTTGTAAACCGGGTAAGTCGTACCTCCATAGGTCACGTTCCCATTCAGTACCGTGAAAATTCCGTTTGCCAGGTCATAAGAAATGTCCGTTAAGGATGTACTCATTTAATCTTGTTTAATTCCTCCGTTACTCTTTCGGGTAAAAGCTTATCCTGTTTAACCGCTGCATAACCCAGGTACGAATCTGCACTGATATATTTTGTCCCAAACTCAATGAACGGTGCGTATTCGACATTTGTCCCGGTCACTGCTTCGGTTTCTCCTATTGTCTCATTAAGTGATCCATTATAATTTTCGCCTTTATTATCTTCGTAACTGTATGTTTGTCCTTGTTTTGTCTCTGAATGAATACTTGCAAACAATCTTCCGGTAATGATATGCCCGTCAGCTTTGAGTTTCTTTTTTGCATCAGTCTCAACAGCTAGGGCAGTCCTGTCAACAGCCTTTTTGATAGCCTTTTTTGAATCCTGACCGTACTTCTCAAAATCAGCGATCAACTTCTCAATTCCGATAACTACTGTCTTTACAAATGGATTCATTGATTCGTTATTATTGTTTCCCAAACTATTCTATTAAGGTGTTACTAATACTTTCCCTCCAATAACATATACTTTTCCATCTTTATATAATACCTGACTTGTACGAAACGTCATCTGATTTCCGTATGCTGTGCCTATTTCATTTGTAGCATAAGCCCGCACATAATAAGCTGCATCACGTGAAAGTCCCGTCATTTGTGAATAGAATATTCCAGTTCCGGTTCCATCCTCTGTTTTACTGTCTGCCGTTGTGGGTGTCCCGGTTGTATTCCAGCATACACCTCTTGCACTGACCGTTCCACCTCCCGCATCATAAACATTTCCCCCACTAATAGCAGTTGTTTCTGTTTGCCAGTAAGGTCTAAACGTACTTAAATCAGAAAGTACCAATGGTTCTTCGGAATCTTCCTGTACGCTATACTGAAACGCACCTAAATCATCTCCATATCCTTCATCTGTTCCTTCACCACGAGCCTGTGATGTTTCCGATAAATGCAAAAATTTATTATAACAAACATTATCGGGAAATGAACCATCCGTCTGACGTGGTGCGATAAGTCCTGCTGAATCAAGTGAGATAAAATCTGAAGGTGCAATCGTTATTCCCGGAGGATCATCCCAACTATTTGTTACATGAGTATAAAGCGCACCTGATTGTATATAAATATTCCCAGATTCATTCCCATAAGATATGTTATTTTTAACTTCTCGTTTTAATTCCTGTTCATCAGTGCCAACGGTATTACGAAATGAGAAACCATATGCGCTTGCGCCACCCTGATAACCGTTACGATAAGATGTATTGTTATAAAATTGCTGATAATGAGCGGGTGTACCACCATCATTTGTGTCAAATCCGCTTCTCCGATTATATGCGGCAATACAGTTTACGATTTTACGTTTCACCTGACCATCATATGTTGCCGAAATCCATCCAGTTTTCCATCCCCATCCCTCTCCCTGTAATTTGCCATTTCTGAAAGACCAACAACTATCACATTCTACGTAAGAATAAGAACCGAATGAAAAACCCTGATCTCCATTATCCCATGCCCTGCATCTTTTATAATAAACATGATAATCCAGTTGTTTAGAATTGCCATTAGTAAACCCACTACCATCATTGCCCGGAAGTACCAGAGATAGCCTATCATTACAATCATAAGCATCACAATCAATATAATATAATTCATCACATGGATTTGTATTAATCGTACTAAATCCATTCCCGTCAATATGATAAGCTACACAACGCTCAACTGTGATATTATTGCTATAAGAAAAATAAAAAGCTCTTGATAAAGCTGGATCAGCCGGATTATCCGATAACTGGTTAAGATTTCTGACAGTTATACCAATAAGATGTACATAATTGCAAGTTAAAAATGAAATTCCATATTTTGTAGTTGTCGGCCCCGTTATAACATCATCAAAATCTATTATCGGTACTTCATTTTGATAATTTGATATAACTATTTTATTGATAGCAGTACCACTTTTGCCGGTTAATGAATAACCAGCTCCATCATTACTTGCAGGAACCATATAAACACCCCCCCTGAGAAATGCAGTATCTCCGGCAACAACAACACTAAACGCTTTACCTATTGTCGCCCAAGGAGCTGCAAGCGTACCCGCATTGGCATCATTTCCAGCTGGTGTTGCTGTCGTAGGTGCAATATAGTACGTTGCGGCCTGTAATGAAACAGTAAGCAACCAAAATAATATTATGATTAATTTTTTCATTGTACACCAAATCCTATTTCATCAGCAAAAATTTCTGTAACCGTATTAATTGCGGCAGCTTCATCAGCATGATATATTTTATCAAAAATTATAAATAATGAAAACGTATTAGTTGAATAAACAGCATGATTGGCACATCTTAATATATTCATGTCCGAATCGGGAATGCCACTTGAGACATCTGTATCTGTCCCGATTACCGCACCATTTCTATACAATGCACAAGCATTAGAAGCAGATCGTGTCAAAAGAAATAATCCATTGCCAACTGCGTTTGACCCTGTCATTGTCGTAGTAGTAACAGTATTTGTCCTTGCAGTAAACTCATTTGATGTATTTCGTGGAACAAGTGAAAACCTATCGGTTGTTCCTAAATTATAAGCACCAAAAACATTTGCCGGTGTCTCCTGTTGATTGGTAAGTAAATAAATACCTACAGTCATGCTATTTTGTGAACTATGAACCGCATCAGTAGAAGAATTAAATGTTGACCATATATAGTCAGCAGTACCATTCCCTGTATATCCTAAACTTGGTGTCCATTCCGTTGCCGAAACATTAACCGCATATTTTGTGGGATCATTCCACCACATCAGGGCTTCATTTGCACTATTAACATCTATAGCCGGAACTAATATTAGATCACAACGATCTAAGACACTTGTACCTCCTGACCAGTAATCTATTGTATCTAAAGCAGTAATCCAGGCATTACAAGCATTCGCAACCGCCTCGGATGGCTTACTTGTATATCCGTCATAGACTGTCTGATAAAATGAATGATAAGGTGCTGCTGCCGGTGTCAAGGCCTGCCAAAGTACTGTATTTGATGCTTCAATGATAATCTCATCATTTGTTACAAATACAGGACAAAAAATAGATTCCCCCGTTGCAGGGTCAAATCGAAAGCCCGGTATACCATTAGGCACTCCCGTTGTGTTTTGCCATTGACGTAAACCCTCCCGCCATACTTTTAGATTATAATTTGCTATTCTCGGATCGGTATAAATTGAATCTCCCGCTGTTGGTGCATTTGCAGTAACGTCTACTATAAATGATGTTATGTAATTAGTCGGGTCAATAGTCGTACCCGGAACCCAGTTTATATCATCACTATTAACTACCGCATCAAATTCGCCAGAAACGGCTGCATCGGTAAGTGTTGCAGTTGTTGCCGTAATGCCATCAGTAGTAATAGCAGCACTTGTAAACTCTCCTGCAATATCTACATCTTCCGCTACTGCATCAGAATACGGAACAGCTGAAGTTATAGTTGTTGCACCAAGAGTAATTGCAGGAGTCGTTATTCCTGTTGTAAAAGTGGGATTGTCCAATGGTGCTTTCAAACTGCCATCATATCCCGAAAGATATGTCAATGCAGCCGAACCAGTACTATCTTCTGCTTCTATCTGTAATTTATTTGTTACATTGCCAAGTGAAACATCCGATGATACAAGTGATAATGCTGTTTTTAAAGTACCTCCATTTATAGTGGGAAGATTAGTAAACTCACCATCG